TATTAGATGTATCAATATAATCAGTTGCAAATATATAAACAACTTCATTTGTTAAATCTTGATTTGTACCTATTATTTTTAAAGGTTTTATTATCGGCGCGTCTTCACCACCATTAGCCCAATTTATAGTAGCTGTAAATGGAGTTGTATTTGCAGCAAAAGCTGTAGCATCTGCTGGGGTATTAAACACTACATTTATACTAGTCGCAGGAACTACACTCGTTATTGTACCTATAACAGAACCGTCTGTAATAAGCATGTTAGGAAACACATTGTACAACTCATAATTAATTACATCTTGTACTACACTATCAATAACAACAGTACCATCACCATTATCAACAACATTTGATATTGTAACTGTTATATCACCTTGTAACTGCGTAATAATTTCGTTGCCTAAAATAGTTTCAAGCGCGCCTACATTAGGGCCTTCTGATCTACTAATGGCTACGTTTTTTGCGTCTCTATATTCTCCAGACGGCAATAATCTTGCGTCTAGGTCTTTATTCATTTTAGACTTTATAAAAGCGTTTTTAACTTCAGCCATTTAATTTTAGTGTTTAATCCATTTAGATTTACCTCTCATAACTTGAACAATCTCTTCAAGCTTAATATTTGAAAGTCTTATTTTAGCGTTTCTTAGTTTAGCGTATCTTTCTTTTTTAAGTCGTTGTACTATGTATTCTGGTTGATTTATTCTTGAAGCTATTATAGAATGTGATATAGCTGCATATAACGCATCTTCTGCTAGTTTAGGTATTTTAGTATCCATGCTATCAGCTAAACCATCAGAAATATATTCTAAAACAATTATTTGATTTACTAGATCAGATGAAAAAGAAATTTTACCTTCTCTATCGTTAAAGCTAAAATAGCCATTCATGTTAGCAAATTGAGGCTCTAAACCGTATAGTTCACCCCAACCAGAATATAAACCAAATCCCCAGTCACCATAATATAAAGCGTAACCTAACCATGTGTTATCTATAAAATCTTTAAAATTAAAATCTGATTTATTAGATCTCCATCTACTTTCAACTATAGATGTACCTTCTATTGTTACATCATATATGTCTTGAACAGGAACACCTTGATTATCTTGTACAGGTGAATTATAAGGGTTTATAGTTAAATTATTTACAGGTAATATAGGGTGTTTTACACCTGCGTTGTCATACCAACCTATGTTTACGTAATTTACATAGTCTTGAGGTAATACAATACTACCATTTTCTGGCACTGTTAACTCTACTGATTTAATACTTCTTAATGTATCATAGCTAAATTCTTGTAAAGCTCTTTTTGCAAAAAATATTACATCTGATTTTTTTACTTTTTGTATTAACTTACCATCACCTACATAACCAACCATAAAATTTTGTATAGCATCTTGTAAACTAATATACTGATAACTACCATAGTTTTGCTCTACAACATTACCATAAGCTTTAGTTGATGGTGTATCTCCATATTTACCACCATCTAATGTTTTTAACTGTATAACAACATAATCTCCATTACCAGGTATGGTGCTTATTTCTACCATATTGCTACCAACTAAAGCAAAAGGATTTACAGGTGATACTTGTTCTACATAAGTACCGCTTAAACCTGTTGGGCTTACATATACCTTAAAATTATTTAAAGCGTAGTTTTGATCTGTAGGATCTGAACTATAAAAAACTAAAGGAGTGTCAAAAGTTACAGGTCCAAATGTAGAAGATAATCCATCACCTCTAAAGGTTTGTGCACCTTCGTAATATTGTCTATTGTTTTCTGTTAAGGCCATAATTATGCTTTTTCATTTGCTGTTTCGGCTGCTATTTGTTGTGAAGCGGCTTGAATAATTTGAGGATCTTTTATTATAATACCAGCATATGCTAGTATTCTAAGTATAACTTCGTTTTGTTCAGATGTACTTAAATCAAAATCAACACTACCATTTGCAGCATATTCATATTGGCCTAATGCTCCAACTTGATAATTCCAAGATACATCTCTAGGACCTAATAAAACTTCAGAAGTCACTGTAGATGGATTTGGGTATATATTTAAAACAGGATTTATTAAGTTGTTATTTATATCATTCTGTGTAGACGAAAAATAATAAACAGGATTATGCTGATCAGGTTGTGTTAGGGGAGATTTAGTTATATATTGATAATCTTTATAAGTTATCTTGTCACACCTTGAATCTTCTACCCAGGCAGTTGCTGGGATATTTACACCGCCAGTATTACGGTATGTTGCAGATACGTTTCCTACATGCCTTACAGATCTACCAGCTAAATTAACTGTAGGTAGTGTCCAATAAGACTCGCCGAGCGGTTGCTGCCAGCTTTCATTGACAATAAAAGGTTCTATTTTATACTCTATGTTATCAAATAAATTAAACCATTCTGTATCATTTTGTTGATTAGCTTGGTTTTTTCTATTAGCTTGATCACCATCAGGAAAATAAGAATCGTATATTTCTAGTTGTACTTGTGTTCCTATATTGTTAAACTCTTCAGGTGTAAGTAAACCTCTCTGCTCTTTATTTAATATAGACAACACAGTTTGATATACTGTGTTTACGTTTATTGCCATATTTATTTTTATTTTAATATAAGGCCCGAGTGAACGAGCCTTATATCAATAATTACATGTTATTTTAATTTTTTCTCGATAGACTTATAAACTTCTAGTCCTTCGTCTGTCTTGAAAAATGCAGCCATAGCTGAATATGGATGTTCATCAAATGGTACTGTCATAAGTTTAGCACCATTGCTAGCCCATTTAAACGTTCTTTGATCATCTGCTAACTTAATTATTCTAGCTTCTACAGCTTTAATAGCAAAGTTTCTTAATTGAACATTTTCATCTTGAGCCAAATCTAGTAACAAAGCTGGATTTTTTTTAGCAAAAACAAGTAAATCTCTTTTTAATTCTTTAGATGTTAACTTGCTTACTTTTGTTCCTTGCTCTGTTCTTAATATAGCTTCAGCCATATCAATATCCATATTAGTGGCAGCATTTAAAGCTTCTAATTCTAACTGTATATGATCTAACTCATCTGCTGCTTCAGCAACTTCGTCAATCTCATCATATCTTTTACCTTTTAAAGGGTGATATAATGATAACAGTTTTTGTAAAGCTTGGTATCTTTTTGGTACAGTGAGACTGCCATCTTTAAACATTATATGGCCCATAGTTGCTTCACCTTCTTGCTCATCTTTAAAACAAGAATTCATGTTTGTAGCATATCTTAATTCTCTCTGTTTTCCACTTTCTTCATCAAACCATAATAAAGGGTATTTTCTACTATGCTGTGATGGTATCCTCATTGTTAGAGGTTGATGACTACCTAATACGTAGTAGTATCTATCTTTAATCTCCCAGTTTTTTTCTAACTTGGTAGATATTTTTTCTTTTGTTTTTTCCATGATATAATATAATTAAATAGTTTATAAAGGTGCTGGGCGCCTTTTTGAGCATTTGCTTTTTGACGCCCGTGACCTTTAATGAATATTAGGCTCCTTCAAACAATACGAAATTGTTAGCAGCTTGTACACATAAACATCTTTCTGAAAGGAAGTTAACCTCCATTGCATCAAGATCTGATGTGAATGCACCACCAGCAGAACCAGTTAACCATGACTTCATACGTCTGTCATCTCCTTGAGAAGCTCTATAACGTACGTGTAGGAATGGTCGTCTAATGTTTGTACCTAAGATTTGATCATATACTGTAGAAGTTCCAGCGGGAATTAATACACCATCGATCGAGCTTATGCCATAACCTGTACCAGCTAAATTTTCAATAGCACCTCTTGTAGAAGCGTCATTTAAATATTTCCAGTCAGTTTTATAGAAATCATAAGAACCTCTTCTGAAACCGCTAAAACCTAAGTTTAAAGCCATTTGCTCAGAGTTTTCAAATAATCCATAAGCCGTACCACCTTGACCACCAGCTGAAATACCAGCTAACATGTCATCAAAACTTAGAGCAGTTTCTCTATTTAAGAAAAGCATGTTCTCTTCAATAGCTCCCTGTGTATCTAAGTTTCTAAGAATAGAATCAAAAGCTTCTAATTGAGTGATAGGTGCATTAGTATTAAATGCTACTTCAACATTACCTCTTTCTTGGATAGCATCAAATAAACCTTGTGTACCTTTGAAACCTGCAGCAAAAGCAGCAGATGGAACACCACCACCAATATCTGGATTAGCTTTTTGTCCTTCTACAACAGACATTTCTAAGTAATCTTCAAATCTTAATCTTGTTTCAGACTCTGATTTTAAATACCATAAGAAACCTCCAGTACCATCTTCAGTAGCAACTTCTACCCAACCAATTTGTGCCATATCAGAACCATTTACAGTGTACTTGCTTCTAATAATGATTGGTGAGTTATTGAATTGCGTAAAAGAAGGCTCGATGCTTAATACACCATCGATAGCTCCACCTGCACCAATAACTGCATTTGGAGTTGAAGATCCTTTTCCGTATTCAGAACCGTATACAAAGATTTTAACCGCACCACCTGCCGCGTTTAATGCGTTCAAGTTAGTTGCTCCGTAGGGCTCAACAGTAATTGTACCGTTAGTATTACTTGCACTAACAATACCTTTTACTTCTGCTCCCGCGTCATCCATTGCTACAATAGTTTGACCAACTGAAATTACGTTAACTATCGCTGGTGTAACACCTGGCGCAGTTACTGGAATATCAATAGTCTTAGTACCAGCACCACCTGTTGTACATTCTTCGTATGCAACGTGTAATCTATTTTGTTCAGACCAGATTACTTGGTCGCTCGTCATCGGCATCTCAGCACCGACCATTCTTAGGAATCCAGATAAAGTTCTGTTTCCATATCTTTCTACTTCTTGTTCGTAGATTTCTGGTAGATACTGCTGTGCAAAATCAGAGAAGTTGTCGCCTGCTTTATCAGTAAACTGTAAATAGTTACTTTGCAGAACTTCTTGTTTTTGTGAGGGTACAATAGACCCAAACAAAGGATTTACTAAATTTGCCATTATTGCTAATTTTTAAAAGTTAAAGTTTGATCTTTTTGATCTTTAATCTATTAGAGTCAACACCGCTCAACGCTTTTACTTTTATTCCTTGAACAAACACTTCACCACTAGAAGTTTTTCTAGGTGATTCATCTATGTTCTTAGACTTAGCCATTACATCTTTAATAGCATCGGCTTTGCCTTGCTCATAAAAATGTTGTGCTAAAGTATCTGCGTTTTCTGCAGCATATATAGCCTTGTGATAGCCACTGACATCTACCACGTTACCATCACTATCAAGGAACTTCCCTATAGTGTTGCTAACATCAGATTGTCTATCGGCAACTGCATTAGGATTTTTTATTTTATATCTAAACGTTTTATCTCCAACCTTGAAATTAAAACCTTTAAATTCGTCGTTGAAAATTTCTTTTGTTTTTGATATGAAATCATTATGCTGTTGTTTGGCTACATCTTGACGCTCGTTGTAGCGGTTGAAAAAGTCCATAGCTTTTTGTTGCTCTTGAGTAACACCAGGTCTTAACTTAATTTCCTCGTAATACTTACTCTTTGCATCTTCTAAAAAGTTTTTGGCTTTTGCAACCTCTTCTTTATATGCAATTTTCTTTTTCTTAACTACATTTTCCTCATCAACTTCTTCGTCGTAAGAAAAATTGTCATTTAAAAGAAAACTGACTTCGTCATCAGCTAAGTGAGGACGTGTTCTTTTATAATACTCTTTTAATAAAGTATTGTTATCTACATTAGAATAATCATAATTTAATCTAACATAATCTTCTATATCACCACCAGTTTCTTCCATAAATGAAACTAGTTTTTCGATATTTTCAGGTAAAGGTTTACCAGTTACTTGCTCATCTCTTTTAGCCTCTTTAACCTCTTGCTCTACTTTTTTTACTTCAGTTTCTAGCTCTTCTTCTGAGACTTGTTCGATTGGAAGCTCAACATCCGAGCTGGGCTCTTGTACTTGTTCTTCCACTTTAGGTATATCTCCGGTTTGTTTATCATCAACCAGTTCTCCTGTTTTTTGCTCTGAAACGGCATTTTCTTCTGATTTAATTTCTACCTTAGTTACTTCTGGTACAACATTACCTTGATCAGTAGGTATTTCTTTTTTAGTAAGATCTACTTTTACCGGACCATCATTTTGTTTACCCAGTTGTTTTGGTTTAGTTTTTTTACCTTTTAAACTAAACTCACCTTCTTGTTTTACTTCTTTTTCCATATATAATATAATTAAATAATTAAACTGGTGTATTCAAATTACCACCTGTTGTTTCCATACCTTGATTTTCAAAATCCTTAGGTAAAGTATCGTTTTTACGCTGATCAATTAATTGAGACTGTTGAGTTCCAGATATTCTTGTTCTTTTATCTTTTCTATCCTCTATTTCTTTTTCTCTAAAAGATTCAGCTTTAATTCTAGCTTCAGCTAGTTTCATTTGATATTCAAATTCTTGAGCCATTAACTCTCTTTTAATACCAGCTTCTGTTTGCATACGTTGTATTTCAAACTGAGACTTAGCTTGTTCTATTTGAACTTTAGACTGAGTTAATGCTTCTTGTTTTTGCATTTCTGCTAACGATGCTTGTTCTGAAGCTTTTGCATTTGCTTGAGCTTGAACTTGCATGTTTTGTTGTGCCGCAATTTGATCAGCTTCAGCTTTCTTTTTCTGACTTAATTTAAGCATAGCATTTGCTAGCTTTATATTAGTTACTTGCCTAATGTCAATAGCATCTGACAATCTAATTAACTGAGCTTGTAAAGCAACTTGTATATTCTGCTCTAATTGAGCTTTTTCTTCTTCATCTGGCTCAAGCGCTAAATAAATACCAAACTCTTGAAGTTGTTTATCTAACAATTCATCAAGTGTACCTGTATTATATCTTGATAAAGAATCTATTAAAGCTTGTCTAGTTAACGGAAATTGTATAGCATCAGCTGCTCTAAGCGCTATATTTTCTGCACATCTTAATGTTAAATATAAGCTAGCTTGTAATATATGCCTTGTAGCTGTATTACTATTTGCCGCAGCTAATTTTTGTAAACCAACAAGAGAATATTTTTCAGGTTGACTACCATCTCTAGCTTCGTTTAATCCGGTCACGTCACGTATCATTTGCAAATAATATTGATACGTTTGAATTAAACTAGCTATTTTAGCATTACCACTACTTGTTTGTAATTCTTGTATTGGTACCTTGCCTCTATTTGGATCACCCTCTTGTGTTAAACTTCTACCAACAATACTACCAGTTTGGAAATACATGTTCAAAGCTTCTTGAGGATTATAATTAGTACCATTACCTAAGTCAACTTCTGCTAAACCATCTACATCTACAAACACTCCATCAGGAACCATACGTGATAACACTTGTTGTAATTTTAAATGTGTTATTTGTATCATATCAGCAAAACCAGTAATTCTACTTACTGTAGATTCTATTCTGCCTTTATACATTTTAGGAGCACATATAGTATAATTCATATTAACTTTAGTTAAATTAGAATTAGGCCTAGTCATATTTTTAGCTAGCTCCCATCTTAACATTTTTTCGTGGCCTAATATTTTAGCACCACTATATAAAACTTCTATAGCTCTATGAGCTCTATCAAAGTTATCACTTTCTGGTGGATTAAATTGGTCTGTTTTTTCTAATGCTTTTTCTAATCCTTGATCTGTTTGTTTTATTTTAAATACTTGGTTTTGATATGTTTTGTACTCAAAAAATATAACATTAACTGTATTGTATTGATCATCTCTTCCATAATATCTTCTTTGGTAATTAGCATTACCTGGATATTTTTCTATTTCCTTCATATCAGAAGGTGTTAACCATGGAAATAATTTTTTACAGTCTTCTAAAGTAATTGCTTTTACTTCTCCAACATAATATATATCTTGAAAATTAGGATCTTCTGTATAAGAATATACCATGTTAGCAGGATCTACATATTCTACCTGTATACCATTTGATTTATTAAACTCAGTTTTAGATGCACCTATACCTATTGTAACTAAATCATTTAAAACTCTACGCCTTACTAAATCATATTTATTTTTAGCAAATACATTTGATATTAACTCTTCTTCTGCTATTTCTACAGCTTGCTTATAATTAAGCTGCATGTGTAAATCTAATTCTTCTTGAGAACCAGGTAAGTTATCAGGATTAGCTACATTAAAAAAGTTTAAACCTGTTTTTTGTTCTGTCTCTTGTAACAAGTCTTTACCATACATGTCGCGCATTATAGCTTCAGCATATTTAGTTCTTTCTTGTACTGATTCAGGATCTTGAGCATAAGCTTTAATATCATAAACTCTTTGAGCCATACCGTTAACTATAATATCTACAAACTTAGGTATAATAGGTACTGGCTTCCAGTCTAAATTTAAATAGCTTAAGTCACCATTAATTGATAACTCATCTTTATATTTTTGTACAGATTGTTCACCTCTAGCATATAATCTTAAATCATGAAACCATTGCCAATTGCTACCAAATCTACCACCGTTGCCTAAGCCTCTATCTCCACGAAACCATTCGCCTTCAATAGCTTGAGCAACTTTCAGGCCATATTCCCAACTGTTCTTTTCTTCGTCTGGTACTACCTGACTAGGAAAGGAGCTATTTGGATTTGTGTATATATTCATCTATTGTATTATTTTTGAAATCTCTCCTTTGTTGTTGTATTTTTTAATACCTAAACTAACAGATTTTAAAGTTTTTTCAGGTGACGGTCTATATCTATTTTTATTACAAGCCATCAAAGCTAAACCAGAACTAATAGAAGCATCATGTTTTGTTCTATTGTTTATATTAAATTTAGCCCAGTCGTTTAATGTTCTTTGGAAATACATGTTTCCATAACCATTAGGTGTCAAACCTACATTGTTTTCTATATATGTTTCTATAGCTGCAGCATGTGCTTGTTTCATATCTTCACTAGAGTTTGGTATACCGCCTATCTCTCGTTCTGTTAAAGATAGTTTTAATTTATCAGGTCTATTCATTGAAAAACCTCTATAACCTCTTCTTTTAAAATGATATAAAAGTCTAGGTTTATTGTTTTCTGCTAGCAATGGCATACCGTAAAATACACAAGCCATTAATACATCTTCAAAAAATATTTCAGCTGTTTGTGGTCTAGCTATATATTCTAAAAAGAAATGATTAGCAGGAGCGTCTTCCATACTAAACTTTGTTAATCCATGTAAAGCCCCGTTAGAACCTTTACCATCTACTGTTCCTGATATATCGTAACTATCACAACCAAAAGCACCAACATGCTCGTTGCCAGGATATTTGTAACCTCTTTTTAATATTACTTTATTTTGTAAATAAACAGGAGGTATCCATGATATATTAAACCTACCATCTTTATTTGGATAAAATACTACCTTAGTATCTTTTTGACCGTTTAACCACGCAAAATTACCTACTGTTACAGATTTATCGTTTTTAGCATCTTCATTAAAATCTACTTGCTCGTATATTTTAGTTAAATTAAACAGTGAAGCTTTTGCTTCATCTCTAAACGCATGCTGCTCTGTTCTTGGAAACTGTCTGTAAAATTCATTTAAAGCATCTTGATCTTGCTTTAAACCATCAACTTCATTTTGCCAATACTCTAAAACTCCCTGTTCAATTTTAACACCGTGCGGTCCATACTTCTCATCTTCTGGTGTTTCGAATATAGGTACGCCATAAGAATCGATGTATCCTTCGTAATTCCATTCCATAGGTATGAACAAACTATATAGTCCTGAGCGAGTCTGTCCATTGGCGTTTCTTTGTTTGACATCTGAGTCATAGTAAAGCTTTTTAAAATTATCACCACCTTTATCTAGAGCATTGCTCGTAGATCCCATCATACATTTTCCTATAATCCTACTACCTAATCTTAATGTTGTTTTTGTAACACGCCAGTTGTTGAGGATGTTGTTCGGCCTTTCCCATTTACCTGATTCGTCGTGTACAAGGAGTTTGAGTTTCTCACCGTCGTAGGAGTTATCACCTGTGTTCTTCCAGTCGATTGTGGTGTCCAATCCCTGTAATTGTTCCTGCGGTTCGTTTGCGAGGATCTTGCGCCTCGTAAATTTACTCGCTGGTACTCTGTACGCAAGCTCGGTCTTTGGTCTGTCCATACCGTCCTGTATCGGCTTGAAAAAGAAGGGGTAATTAACCGATATGGGTACCACCTTGTCTGTAAACATGGTTTTAGCGTCTGGCCCAGACTTAGATAATATACCATATCTAGAGTCGCTGGATATTGTGGCCAAATTAACAATTTCTCCTGATGCCATGAATGAAAACCCAGAACGTCTGTTTTTAAGGTAACACATCCCGTAGCAACGTGTATCTGCCTTGCAAGCTTCCCAAAAGATAAAGAATAATCTGTTTGCTTCTCGAAAGTCTGGCTTCCCAACATCAATCTTGGACCACTGCAAGTATACATAGTGAGAACCAGTAAGATATATAGGACGATCTTTGTTATAAAACCAAAAACCTTTTTCCCTTCTTTCAAACTCTGTGTCAATATAGTCATACCATTTTTCCTTAAAATCAATTGGATATTTTTCCCAATCAAAAATAGTTTTTATTTTTTTTAACTCTTTAGGTAGATCTACAAATGTCCATTTGTTTTGTTCAAAATGATGTACATTTTCTTTTAATGGTAAAGCTATTTTAAGATTTTGTATTTCATATATCTCACCTATTTTACCCGTTTTAGATATAACAATTATATCATGCTCTTCATTATATCCATATTCCCAGTTTTTTTTCTTATTTCTTTTTTTAAGAATATTAGGTTTAATATGGTCAGTTAGTACTTTGTATAAATCTTGCTTGTACATTACTTAGCTCTTCCTTCTGCAAAACCACTAAAAGATTTTTTTTCAGTTTCTTTTTTAGGTTTTTCGTTTAACATATCTTCTTCTTCTTTAATACGATTAAGTATTTCAAAAGCATCAAATATGGCTAATTTTTTTGTTGCCGCTGCGTTTTTTAAACGATCAGCAGATATATCATCATCTGAATCTACAATAGGTTCTTTAGCAACCTTTATTAACTCATCAACTGCTCTTTGCCCAGCTTGGATTATATTCTTTTTTGTCTCCTTTATATTCATATTTAATTAAAATGTCGTCAGTATGTAAACAATATAATAGCTCATTATCAACAACAAATTCAAATTCCCTGTTGTTTTTAAAAGCTATACAGTCTCCCTCGTTTATTCCCTGAGCTTCTAGCAAGTTATTATTATATCTTACAACACCTACGTTGTTTAAAGTTTTTTTATCTCTTAGATCCGATGTATTTAAAAGCGGTTTTACAAAACACCTTTTACCAACAGTATACCATTTTATAAGTTTTTTATATAAATAAACTTGATCTGGTTGACAAAAAAATTGATTTTCATTTAACAACTTACTGCTATCAACTTTTTTACCTTGTTGATTGTAGTAACTTCTAAACACGTTATGATGTATAATAACTTCATCACCCTCTTCAATAGGAGTTGTAATAGATGTAGGTGTTGAAATTACAACAGCTTTTCTATTTATAAACTTATGATCTTCAACAGTAGAGTTTAATACTAGTTTTTTATTACCAACCTCTAAATAGTTGTTATAGCGATCACCAACTGGCATCACTATAAAATCATGAACAGATTTCATTAATATTGCAAATCATATTCGATAGATATAGCCATGTTAGAATTAAATTTTTTCCATGGCAATATCGCATCGTTTTTCTTAATAAAAATATTATAAGAGTTATCTGGCTCTAAAAGTATATGAGAAATAGTGTGACCACCGTAAACTTCTTGACCAACTGAATAATGCATTGCATCATTTTTATAGTCAGAACCTATACTAATTTTTCTTATAATAGAATCCATTTTATTCTTTATCTTCTATCTTAGTATATACTCCGTCTTCAAGGTTAATGTTTACAGCACCATATTTATCTTCTAATATAGATTTAGTTTTTTCAACTCTTCTATTTACTTCATCTAACTTATGCAATAATACGTGTTTGTTGCTTTCTAAAAGACCTAATTGATTAAGTATTGTATTAACTTCTTTTTGCTCTGCAACAATACCGTTTAACTCGTCTTCTGTAATTTTTTGAACTTTTGCCATTATATTAAATTTTAATTGATTATCTA